TTTTCAGCTGCCGACCGATTTCGCAGATCAGGCTGTCGTCTTCCCAGATAATGCCGTTTAAGGCGTCCGTTACGCCTTTGAACAGGTTGTCGATGTCCGGGCGGGAGGTGTGGTAATCACCTGGTTTGACTGTGCGCGCCCGGCGCTTCGGGATCGGCATGACAAAGATGAGTTCCCGGATGCGAATAGGCCGCTGAATCGGCACCTCCAGCCTGGCCTGACGCTTGGCTTCCCAGCCGACGACGATCTTGTATTCGAGGTACCTCTGCGCGGTCGGTTTCACCCACTTGCCGCGCCCCGTCATCCGCACGGCACCCATTGGCTCGACAGGGATGACCAACCTCACGCCCACCGCCTCCTCGGGTCTGGCTCCCGCCTGGCCGCTGGCTCATCATGCCCGCGGTCCAGGCTGACGAACTTGTTGAACTGCTTCAGGAACACCAGCTCCACCGTCCCGACCGGGCCGTTGCGCTGCTTAGCGATGATGACTTCGGTGATGTTCTTCTTCTCGCTTTCCGGCTGGTAGTAGTCCTCTCGGTACAGGAACATCACCGTGTCCGCCGTCTGCTCGATCTCACCGGATTCCCGCAGATCAGACAACATCGGGCGCTTGTCCTGGCGCTGCTCAACGCCGCGGGAGAGCTGGGACAGGGCGATGACAGGGACGTCGAGCTCGCGAGCCATCTGCTTCAAAGCCCGGGTGATCTCGCTGACTTCCTGCGTACGGTTCACGCCCGGCCTCCGCGGCGCCGCGATCAGTTGGAGGTAATCGATGATGACCAGCGACAGTCCGCGCCGCTCTTTCAGCCGCCGGCATTTCGACCGGATCTCGTGGACCATGAGACCCGGCGTGTCGTCGATATAGATCGTGGCCTCCGACAGCGCACCGATCGCCATCGTGACTTTCTCCCAGTCGTCCGTTTCGAGGTATCCGGTTCGCAGCCGCCCCGCTTCCACCCCGGATTCTGAGGTCAACAGTCGCTCTCCCAGCTGGGATGCCGACATTTCAAGGCTGAAGATCGCCACCGGCTCCCCGCGCTTGCCGACATTCTGAGCGATGTTGAGCGCGAAGGCCGTCTTCCCCATGCTGGGCCGGCCGGCCAGGATGATGAGGTCGCTGCGCTGAAACCCGGCGGTCATCCGGTCGAGATCCGGGTATCCCGATGCGATCCCGGTTACGCCGCGGAATGTGTCCCGGTTCTCAAAGCGCTTTTCCACCGTCTCGTACACGCCCATCAGCACTTCCGCGACCGGCACGATTTCCTTCGGCGGCGCTGCCAGTTCGGAGAGCTTCGCTGCGGCCTCCTGCATCGCGCTGATGACCTTCGCCGGGTCGCCGCTCTGCGCCGCGTTCTTCATCAGCGCCATGCCCTCTTCGATACTCCTGCGCAGCAGGTACTTCTCCCGGACCATCCGGGCGTAATGTTCGGCGTGGGCCGTGGTAGGGATTCCGCCAACCAGCCGGGCAAGGTAGGTCACGCCTCCGACGTCTTCCAGCTCCTCATGCTGTCTGAGCCGGTCGGTCAGCGTGATGACGTCGATCGCCTCGCCGTCGTCGTCCAGATCGCACATCCGGCGGAATATCTTCTCGTGCGCCCGGTCATAAAACATCTCCGGCGTCACGATCTCCCGGACCGCGCCGATCAGGCCGGATTCCAGCAAGATCGAACCCAGGACCGCCTGTTCAGCTTCAACGTCCCGCGGTATGCTGGCGCCGAGGAATTCGTCGACGGAGATCATGCTCCGTCACCTCGCTGCTGAATCATCGCCATGATCCGTTCGCGCGCTCCAGCCGGAGGCGGAGCAGCCCGCTTCTTCCACTCCTCCAGCCGGGAAAAGTACGATTCGGCCTCTTCCTTCTGTCGGCGGGCGGACTCCAGATCCTCGATGCGGGAGCGAAAGTCCGCGATCGTGGGCGGATAGCGCTCGGTCGCAACATGCTCGTCCAGAATCCGGAGAGCCGTTTCAAACGGCATTTCCTTCAGATGGCGATGCCAAAGTTCGATCTGCTCCCTCGCCATGTCTTCCGGAAGCCGGAAGGTTGGGTATGCAAGGACGATCTGGCGAAACAGACGAACGATTTCAGCCTGTGTCATAAGCCTCGAACTCCTTTTCGAGACGATTCAGCAGTTCAAATTGGCTCGACTGCCGCGATTTCCGTGGCCCGTCCCGCTGTTTTCGAGCCTCATATTCTGCGTCGAAGGCGATTGCCCCGGCGAGCGTTTTGGCTCCAGCGGCGGCGTAGTCGTTCAAGATGTGCATCACCAGACGGATACCGCCACCGGCCCGCCCGGCCCGTTCAATCGCACGAACCACGACAGCTTCCTCGAAACCTTCCTGGTCGATGTAGGCGCCCAATTCCTCGGCCTGAAAGGGCGTCAGGTCCCGCCGGAATACACGCCTGTAGGCGGCCGCAAACGGTTCGGTTTGCGGTTCTGATTCTTCTTCGCGCGCGTGCGCATTAGCAGCAGCAGAAGTATTTGAAGGTGAAAGAGAAGGAGAAGGTGAAGGAGAAGGTATGCAATTGCCGCGATCTGCGCGCGGTTCCGCGCTATCGCGCGCGCCTGCGCGCACTTGCGCGCAATCTTCAGGTGCCGGATATTTCGAACCATCCTTTTCGCGCTTCTCCTTCCGAATGTGCGTTTGGTATTTGAACCACTTCTCCTGGTCGACCGCCATGTATTGCTTACCGTCGACCTCATATAACTTCAGCAGGCCATATTTCTGATACAGCTGCAGCGCCGTGGCGATCACTTCGGGCGTCACAAGTTCGTTGCCGGGGAAGACCTTGTTTTTCAGACGCTTGGGCGACGCCTCGGATCTCCCCCAGTCGTCAAAGCATGTTAGGAACCAAGGCCAAAGCAATGCCGCCAAAGCGTTTTCTGAAGCGACGTCATCCAGGTTCTCATCTATGGAAATGTCGCTCGAAATGAACACTTTGCGGGACACGCATTTCACCTCGATTCCGTTAGGGATGTTGGTCGTGTGCTTCGATAAATTGTTCCAAACCCTCGCGAAACTGAGTCCAGTTCCTGATCGACAACGTGAATTCTTTTAGGCTCTCGATCGATGCTCCGCACAAATACGCTTTCTCCAGGAGCGACAATGCGAGATCATCGTCGAAATAATAAGGGCACTTATTTCTTGCAATCCCGCGGATGTAGTGCAAATCTTTCAAATAGGGCTTTTCCCTGAACTTTTTGCGATTTGCACAGATCCCGGAAATTTTGTTGAATGCTTCTTCAGCTGATTCGTGCGTAATAACTCCTTTTTCATCGGTGACAAAGTATTGTTCAGCAGCTATGTCCATGCTTTCGAGGACTTCCGAAACGCCGAATCTTTTAACGATTTTCCTGAGAGTCTTCAGCCCGTTCTGATTGAGTCCATATCTTCCACCGGTTAGTTGAGTCCACTTTTGGGACAGCTTGCTGATCGTCTCCTCCTCCATCCGCAAAAGCTCTTCGCGCCACTTCAGCATCATTTCAAGCTGGAGGCGACGTTCGTTGAGTTCCTCGAGCTGCTTTTTCTGCTTTTCGAGCATTGACTTGTCATCCAAAACGCGATCCTTCTTGCCCTGATTGCATTCGCGGCATGAGGTTATAAGGTTCATAAGATCGTTTGTTCCGCCCTCTTTGACCGGCTGAATATGGTCGACCTCAAGAATTACATCAGGGGCGGATCTCCCGCAGTATTGACATCTGAAGGAGTCGCGCTTGAAAACCTCAAACCTGACCTTCGGTGAAATTGGTTTCCTCTTGCCGGCCAACAAGCTCTCCCCCTATACCGGAATAACCTTCCTCGTCCCCGTATGCCGATGAATCAGATGCAGCCCAGTTCGCCGGGTTCAGGCGGTATGCGGAAATCGCCTTTTTCTGCCGGAGGGCTGGCTTCTTACCCTTCACCGGACCACCACCGGGAGCTCGTCCCACGTCCGNCCGTCCAGCAAGCGGCCGGCGGCTTTTTTGCCGACGCGCATCCATTGATATTCACCGGCCATCCAGGACAATTTCCATTCTCCCCACTGCTTG